ACAACGTTCGCCTCTTCTAAAGTAGTAACCCTAGAAGCGTTATCTGTCAAATCGTTCTCTACCACAGTGACCCTCTCAGCATTAGAATCTAAGTCGGTACGAAGGTGGTTAATAAGTCCTTCTTGTACCACGTTCGCCTCTTCCAACGTAGTAACCCTAGAAGCATTATCTGCAAGATCAGTCTTAAATTCCGTAATCCTTTGCGCATTAGAATCTAGATCCGTGCGAAGATCTACGATAAGCCCTTCTTGTACAATGTTAGCCTCTTCCAGAGTAGTAACCCTAGAAGCATTATCCGTGAGGTCAATCTCTAGAACTGAAACCCTTCCAGCGTTAGAATCCAAATCTGTACGAAGATAGTTAATGAGTCCTTCTTGTACAACATTCGCCTCTTCCAAAGTAGTAACCCTAGACGCATTATCCGTGAGGTCAGTCTCTAGAACCGAAACCCTTCCAGCGTTAGAATCTACATCTGTGCGAAGATCAGTGATTAAATTGGCTTGTATATCATTTGCATCTTCCAAAGTAGTAACTCTAGAAGCATTATCCGTGAGGTCAGCTTCTAGAATTGTAACCCTTCCATCATTAGAATCCAAATCTACGCGAAGATTAGTGATTAAATTGGCTTGTATACCATTCGCATCTTCCAAAGTAGTAACTCTAAGAGCATTATCCGTGAGGTCAGCTTCTAGAAATGTAACCCTTCCATCATTAGAATCCAAATCTGTGCGAAGATCAGTGATTAAATTGGCTTGTACACCGTTTGCTAGTTCTAAATTACTAACTCTATGTTCAAGACGGGTACCTATGTCTTGTTCAAGTAAAGTAACCCTAGCATCATTTGAAGCCAAGTCAATCTCTAAATTCGAAACCCGGAATGCATTATCAGTCGCATTCGTCTCAAGCGCTACACCAGTTAAATTTGTACCATCACCGTAATAGCTTCCACCCGATCCTACTGTAACACTATTTTGGGTCACCAAATTACCAATAATGTTTACAGTGATTTCATTACTTGTATCGGGTACTATATCGGTATCAATTAATGTACTTTGTGTATATCCTATGGTAAATTGATCGTCATATGAATTATCATTTATACCATGATGTATTAAAGAAACATTAGCACCCGGATGTTGCATAATAATACCTATATCTACGCTATTCAATGAATTGTTATTAGCGATTCCTATTATTGAATCATTAATCAACTTCGTATCAGATTCAACTATATATTTCTGACCTCTCATAATAATGTTACCCGTAACCTCTAAATTTGAAGTTATGACAGTTGTGTTATTTGTACTAGAAATGTATGAATCTTTTAACATTTTATCAGAATCTATAAACGGAATTCTATTCGGAGACAACTCCGTTATTTGTACATTAGATACGATAAGATCTCGTATTTTAGCACTTCCATCAACCTCTAAACGGTGTGATGTGTCACTAACACCTATACCTACATTTAGATCGGTGAACGTAGTCGATTGTTTTAAATCATATACCCGCGCATGTCCAGAATCTGAACTAGAACCGTCGTTAAGATACGCTCCTATTATAACACGAGAACCATCACCAGATATAGCTACAGATTTTCCGGAGTGGTCATTATAAACTTCACCGTCTATATCATTTAAAACCTTAACCCAATCCATTCCATTCCAATCATATACTCGTGTATGCCCGGAATCGGAACCACCGTCATCGTTGCCCGTTGCTCCGATTACTATCCTCTTACCATTTTCAGATAAATCAATAGAAATACCAGAATAATCATATGAATTTTCGCCGCGTATATCGGTTCCCATTTGAGACCATGCATTATTTAAGTATTCGTATACTCTTACATGACCGGAATCAGATCCCAAATCATCATTATTGAGTGCACCACCCGCAATTATATGACCGTCAGATGAAATAGAAACAGAAGAACCGAATTTATCATTGTTAGATATACCTTCTATAGGTATACCTACACGCGTCCATGTTAAAGGGCTACCCACAAAATCATAAACGCTAACACTTCCTTCACTATTAGAACCAGCATTTTGGGCACCAATTACAATACGAGAACCATCGCGTTTCATCGCTACAGCACTACCGAATTTATCTTCACTTAAATCTCCGTGTATAGAATCTCCTATTTTGTTCCACGAAGATCCATCCCAATCGTATACTTCGACTTCCCCCGAATTTAATCCATTAGAATCACTCGTTAAAGCTCCTGTAACAATACGAGATCCATCACTTGACATGTCGACCGACCATCCAAATTGATCATCGAAATTTGAACCATCTATATCCGACCCTATTTGTGACCATGAATCACTCTCTAATTCGTAAACTCGTACATGACCGGTATTGCTGTTATTACCTTTAGCACCAATTGCTATCTTAGAACCATCCATGTTCATCGCAATAGATGATCCGGAATAATCTACAGATGCTTCTCCGTCTATATCGTCACCTATTCTAACCCAGTCAGAACCATCCCATTCGTATACTCTAACATGACCTGAATCTATGTCAGTACCGTCATTAAATGTAGCTCCTATTGCAACTCTTGATCCGTCATTAGACATCGTTACAGATGTACCCGAGTAATCACCCGCCGACTCCCCGTCGATGTCTGTACCTAATTGTGTGTGAGCAATTAATGATCCTTTTTTAAATAATACACGTGTATAATTCTCTTGAATTATATCACCGGTAAGAATAATATTTTTACCCACCCCAATATTAGAAGAAGAAACAAGACCGATAGTAGAATTAGTAAACTGTACAACATTTGTAGTTGTATTTCCCAAATCTGTAACGGTTTGAAGAGTGCCATCTCCTACGATAGTTTCTAATTCTGTAATTCTTACATTATTATCTCCGAGATCCGTTTCTAAAACAGTAACCCTCCCATTATTAGATGTGATATCGTCACGCAATCTCGATATTAAATTTGACTGTATTACATTAGCAGACTCAAGATTAGAAATACGTATAACATTGTCAGTAACATCATCTTCGATTACGGTAACTCTAGAGTCATTCGAATCCATATCAATACGAAGACTATCTATAAAATCAGCTTGAATCGTATTTGCGGTTTCAAGATCAAAAACTCTTTGGTCTAAATCACCTGTTACCAGATCCTCGAGTACAGTGACTCTGGAATCGTTCGAATCAATGTCTACACGAAGAGTATCTATGAGAACTGATTGAATACTGTTTGCGAATTCCATATTAGAGATACGTAATATAGCATTACTTACGTTTATTTCGATATTTGAAATAAGTTCTGACTGAATTACATTTGCCTCCTCCAGTGTAGTAACGCGTAGCGTATTTGATTCCATATCACTTTCCAGAATTTCTATTCTAGAAGTATTTTCGGTAAGATCTGTGCGCAAGTCAGTTAATAATGTTGATTGTATATTATTTGCATCTTCTAATATAATAATACGTTCAGTATTATCGTTTAGATCTGTGCGTAAATTATTTATTAAATTTGATTGTATACTATTTACATTTTCTAGATTAGATACACGTACAGAATTATCACTTAAATCTAAACTGACTGTCTCTATCCGAGAAGAATTAGAAGCAATATCTTCCTTAGTAGCGTCAAGTCTGTTAACCTCTTCGGTTACTTTTACGTTTAATATAGATACACGGTTTGAATTATCATTTATATCGGTTCGTAAAGTATTTATTAAATTACGTTGAATAGTATTAGCGGATTCTAATGTAGATATACGTAAAGCGTTAGAAGTTGTATCTGTCTCCAATACAGAAACCCTTGTTGTATTATCATCCGTGTCTGTACGAAGATCTAGTATTAAACTAGATTGTATAGCATTTGCTTCTTCTAAAGTTGTTACTCTAAAAGCGTTAGATGTAACATCATTTTCAAGTAGATTCACCCTAGAATTATTAGAATCTAAATCTGTACGAAGGTGGTTGATGAGAGTTTCTTGTATAACATTCGCAGTTTCAAGATTAAAAATACGTACAACGTTATTCGTCACATCATCTTCGAGTACAGAAACCCTAGAATTATTGGAATTCACGTCCACACGAAGATCGTTTATAAGCTCAGATTGAACTATATTCGCTTGTTCTAAATCGGTAACCCGGAAGGCATTAGCATTCAAATCCGTGCGAATTGATATCCTAGCAAGTTCTAATACATTTATTCGATCCGTATTCGAATCTAAATCTCTTTCCAATACAAAAATTCTATCCGCATTATTGTTCAAATTATCTTCGGTAATGGTTATGAGATTTGCTTGAATAACGTTTGCTAATTCAAGATTTGCAATTCTAGAAACATTAGAGTTGAAATTTGGTTCGAGTACGACGTTAATATCATTAACCAATGTTCGAGTTGTACGTAATACACCGACGTTTGCACTACCGTGTACATCTAAATCAAATTCAGGGGAATCTGTTCGAATCCCTAACCTACCTGAAGTACCTACACTCGTCTCGACGTTTGTAAAATATACAGGTAATGAAATAGTATTACCATTATGAGCAGCATCTTCCAAAGTTGTCGGTAAATTTCGAACACGTCTACCATCACCGATAAAAGCATTTGCGTATACATCATCATCCACAAAAACACTGCCTTCAGCAATAAAAGATGTGTCTGAATTTGTAAATAAAACCGTACTATTTATCGTATTACCATTATCGGCCGCATCTTGTAACGTAGTTTGGATATTAGATAATTGACTTCCATCACCCACGAATCCATCTGCGTTTACTAAACCACCCGTTTCTATATTACCGGTGGCGCTGATAGATGTTTCTGGATTCGTGAACTGAATACTACTGGAAAGTGTATTTCCTTTAGAAGCTGCGTCTTCTAAAGAGCTTAATACACCAGTTAAAGAACTACCATTACCGAAATATTTATCCGCAGTTATGGTACCATGTCCTAGAACTATGCCTACTGTATCATCTATTTTGATATTGGACCCGACATCTAAATTACTTTCAACTTCCACTTTTCCTGAAAAAATATGTCGTGTCGTCCCTACCATTTATATTAACGTAGATAAAATGTGTATAGAATTCTTGCAAGGTGTGATTTAACCTCGAAAGAATTTTTTTATAATACAAATGCGTACAAAGCAGAAGAATCTAATACATGTGTACCTGCTGTAAAGGATTTTATATAAATCTTACAACCTCGTTTATGTGCACGTGGACTCCCATCCATGTTTAAAATATCTAAATATGTCCCCAATTCTTCCCAATTATCTGTATTAATCGAATTAATATCGATTAAAAAACCGGTGACAGAGCATTTTGTAGTGAGTGTAAAAGTCTCCGAATCAGAAGATGTATTTATATATTTAGTACCTAAAGCTCCTATAAGCCAATCGGGGACATTATTATATGTACCACAAACTCTTCCATATTCATTTGTAATTATATCTTCATCTTTATGAATTAAAATTTTTTCTTGTTTTGAATCCGTAATATTTATTATACTATCGAGTAAATTCCATCTAGATGTATTGATGAATGAACCATTTACATGTAAAGAGGCGGCGGGGTTAGAAATATTTATCCCGGTTTGTTTATTTGCACCGTCTACTGTTAATATATCATTACCACTTTCACAAACCCTAAAACGTTTACCTCCAGATTCACGTACACCTATACTCACGTCTCCACCGGTGTAATATATATCATTTTCTAAAGAAAGCCATTTTGAATCAGTTAAACCAGATAGCCCACTCCCATCCCCGTGAAATCGTGTAGCATACATATTTCCCGTAACATGAAAAACGTTCGAATTATCTTCGTCGTCCATTGGCAAACTCGCAGTATTTCCTATACCAACACGACCAGATAATTTATCTACGTGAAATGTTGGTATTTCTTCACCTGTAGATAAAATACCTGTAACGAGTTGAACGTTTCTTGAAGTCATCTACTATAAATAATATAAAAAACATATTTGCAAATAAGGACAACTTATTCGAAAAAATATTTAATAATCAAAATCCACAATATCTGTGAAACCCGGATGTATGCTTTCTACTCTACCATCTAGATTATGAGATAAATACTCTATAAAAATTGTATAATTACACTCTGCACCGGCCGTCTGAGATGGCTTTATAATAACTTCGGTTGTATTGGTAACTATGTCCGAATTCCATGGATTGGTATTATTCGCCGTACCAAATATAGATAAAGGACCTTGTGCTATATCCGAAGGGTCGTTATCACCGCCGCGTTCACCTCCTGCAACATCTATTGTTAACGTACTCACTTCATGATCTAGATCATCTATAAGTTGTGCAATTATTTTTGCATAAAAGACGTGTGTTGTAAATTTAATTTTTATTTTTGCGCCGTCGAAGGGTGTAGAAGATGGAATATCACCCGCGTAGCTATACGTTTTTTTATTTACACCACCCAAATTTGTTATAATCCCTCCGGAAATATACATATTACCCTTAGTGTATGTATCTCCGTTTGCTATTATAACATTTGATTCGGTGTTACTGTCTATAAATACACTATCACTTACAGAAAGAGAATGAACGGGTGAAGTGTTTATGACACCTATGTTAGATTCCGTAAATATTTTTCCATAAACGTGAACATTCATACTAGCCATTTCGTCTACGTGTGGAGTCACTTGAGTATGTTCCATTGCGCTACTAGATGTGTAAGCGATCGAAAATTCACTTTCACTCGCATCGTAATATAAAGCAACGTTGGATCCATTTGGTCCCCTATTATATACGTGACCCAAGTCAAACGTAGCTAAATCTGTGTTATTTGAGCCAATTTCTACCAATCCATCTTTAATCATAGTATTAGTGACATGAATATTCGCCACAGTTCCTATAGATGTTACGTTACCTTGTACGAATAAATCACCCGTCACAGTTACATCACCAGATGAATCTGTCTCGACAGCGGATGATATTCCCGTTAACGAAAGTGGTACTATCGTTCTGAACAGTTGATGTGTGTCTTGGTTATATACTACGAGTGTATTTGTAGAATTAAGAGAGCCATCATTTTCAAAATGGGTAGCTAGTTCTAGTGGCGTTATGTATACACCACTAGAGACAGTCGCATCTATTTTATCTTCACTCGCGTTAAATACTATAGAATTTTCCGCCTGATCCTCGCGACAATTCTTACCAAATCGAAGTTTTGTTGCACCACCGATGGTACTTAAATTCTTAGGCATTTAATATAGATATATATTTAATTTGCATAGACTAATCCCGCCATACCATTATTCACTCTGAGAATATTAAAATTTACTCCATAAATAGGGTCGATTATATGTTTATTCTGACTATGTATTTTTACAGATTCTACTCTACTAAAATTTAAGCTTCCAGATGGTTGGTAAGAACTAGTATTTAAACAGAAACAATATAAAAAGAAATCTGGAGATGTCACGTAATTTGTATGATAATAACTCATAATATCTACAAAATGAGGTTTAGCCCATTTAAATTGACAAATGTCGGTACCGTTAATACTTAACTTAATTTTATTGTCTATAGCTGTTAACGTACTCTCAGAATTTGTATTAGAACATGCAATATATTTTATTGGATGATTGAAAGTTAAATCTTGTGTAAATTCACCCGACGGAATACTTTTTTGAACCTGTGTTATAAGAATGTTATGAGGTCTTGATGACATAATACCCCTTTCTTCATTATCCAGATAGTAATAATTTGAATAAGCCTCGATATTATAATTACCTGCATCCGGTCCCCATTCAATACGTAATTCGACTGAATGATAATGTAACGCCACAAGTGGTATAGCCGATTGCGGTCCTTCACAAAAGAACATTCTCAATGGATAAAAATAAGAACGCGCAGAAGCTCCGGGATGTGTACCATTTGACCCTTTAGATACATTTGGAGCACAAGTATCGATAGCTATTTTTTCCGTAAAATCATGGTCTTGTGTGTCTATAACTTGACCTCCTATTAATAATTGTACGTTATCTATTATTCGACCCCAATCCTGAATATCAACGGATTGTGAATTATTGTCTATAGTAAAATATGTATATCCTAAAAGATCACCGTTTCTCTCAAAACGAATAGTCGACATGGAATTATCTTTTACAGCTCCTTGTATAGTTTGTTTTTCAACTGATTGTGAAAAATTACTATGTCGTTTAAATGTAGAAGAAAAAAATGATATTTCGGGTTCTCCTATTATATGTTCATCTTGTGCGCCAATAGAAAGTAATTGCACAATTCCAGATGACATATCTACTATAGTAGATGTATTTTTATTTATGAACGTATAACGCCCTGAAATTTATGAAAGATTCTTTTTCCTACATGTAACACGTAATATAAATGTAGAATCTCCTATAAATGCCGCCGATCCGTTTTGTTTATCTATGTTAAACGTTAAACGATTCAGTTTTCGTATGGGATTGTGATAACATTGAACAATCGGATATTCGTCTCGAAATAAAAAAACTTTAGCCCCAGTTTCACCGAGAGATACATGATTACCTAAGATTGTTCCAAAAACACCGTTAAGATGATTCTTTGTATCAATTGTGGTATCATCATCGCCAGAAAAATTTATTTCAGCTTGTGTCTGATGAGTAAAATATGTGCGAAGTTCTTCGATACCTATATGAAAAGCTGTTTGACTTACATCGTCTGTTGTGGTCATAGACGCAGAAACTAAACGAGCCTGTACAACATTTTCGAGAGGGGTAGGTAAAAAAGCTATAAAATCTGATTTAGAACTACGACCAAAATTATCAACAATTACGGTGTGAATTTCGTGATTGTAATCAGGTGTGTCGGGCTGAGTTGAAGCGAGTATGAGCGCCATTTATATACACGTAGAAATTTTCCACTTAAAAAAATATATATATATATTTTTAACTAGAAATTTTATTTTATATAGTTTTTATACAATTTTATAATTCGCGTGTGCGCGTACAAGATCCTGAGCACCACATACACCACCTAAACTAGTAGAATATACACCACCCGCACAATCCGAGCTACTTTTAAGACCACTGAATGGTTCCTCTGAAACAGCCTGTATATCTATAGAGGCGGGTTTATACATACTCACTTTAGAACTCATGAAAAAGTATTGAATGATAAATATAAGTAAAATTACCATAACAATCATTTTAAGATTCAAGCGATTTGTCGAATCAAGTCTCATTTGTTATGTACTGATATTTTTTTATAAAGTGCGTTAAAGAGAATAGATTAGTTTCAATATAGAGAGTAATGGACGGTGAAATTATTCTAGATCGGGGAAATGATTCCGTTATGAAATTAGATGCGAATGAGCAGGCTATGATGGACGAAATTCAAATTGATTTCGGACAACCACGTACACATGCACCTCCGGTCATTCAAAAAATGAAAGGTCATCGTGAACATACTGGTGTAAATTTTCAGGAAGATATCGATGCATTTGCAAATCCAAACAAACATAATACCCCGCAACCAGATCACAGGGAAGACACAATAGATCACGGTGAATATGTTGATGATACACCTTACGATGTGGGAGCATCTGCTGATATGAATTATGGACCGGGTATACAACAAGAAGATACCCCTTCAAATGGATATAAAACGATAGACGAAGAAAAGTCCGATTTACTTAATAAACTTGGACGTCTAGAAAAGAGAGGTTTTACTGTGAATAAAAGTTTAAACGCATATTCTCCAATAGACGAACTTCGTACAGAAGTAAAACGTATAACGTATAGCATAGAAGTGGATAAGTCTGTGAAATTTTCGCGTCGCATGCTTATAGCATGCGTTACAGGCTTAGAATACCTAAATAAACGATATAATCCGTTTGATATTCAACTTGAAGGATGGTCGGAGAATGTTATGGAGACACAGGATGACTACGATGAAGTGTTCGAAGAATTATTTGTTAAATATCGAACAAAAATGCACGTTGCACCGGAAGTTAAATTAATAATGATGTTAGGTGGCTCAGCTATGATGTTTCATCTTACGAATTCGATGATTAAACAAGTAATGCCCAATGTCAATGATGTCATGAAACAAAACCCAGATTTGATGAATAATATGATGAGCGCGGTTCAAAACACGATGGCAAATCAATCACCCGTGACAGAAGCTCGTGTAGGGTCAAGTGATAGGTATGAAATGAAAGGACCGGGTCTTGACATATCTAGTTTGATGGGTAATATAATGATGCCTCCCACACCTCCTATGAATACAACACCTATACCCTCGTCACGTGAATATTCACCTGATTTAGACGATGATGATGATATTTCGGATATAGTTTCTGAAGGCGGCGGTGACGCTACCGTACAGGTGGATGATGATATTAAGGAAGTTAAAGTTCCAGCAGGTAAATCCAAACGAGGTCGAAAGAAGAAGGTCGAAATTAATTTGTAGATTAATATAAATGATAGGGTACGCACCTTTTGATTCAGAAGAACATCTCGAAGTCGTACCCACTCAAAAAAAACGGGAAGTTGTTTCTAACGATTTTGTAAATCAAAGGAATAGAAAAATGCATCATCCGCGCACAATGCGAGATGATACAGAGTGTAACTACCTTGTTATGTTTTTTATAGCGGGAGTCGTTGCACTCGCCGCAATGGATGCAGTAAAAAGATAAATCATATTTTACTCATTTTAGACTACTTTCTCATAAAAGACGCGGTGACCGAGTGGTTAAGGTGTTCGCCTGCTAAGTGAATGGGTAATACCCGCGCGAGTTCGAATCTCGTCCGCGTCGATTGTATCTAAAATGCGCAAAATATTTAAAGTCCAACAAAATGTCCACCGAATGTACTCGTATTAATGGTTGCATTACTAGACATGGAATTATACGGAAATACACCTTCACCTTTTATTAATTTTATATGCGTAGACGACTGGTGTTGACGATGACTGCTCACCCCGTTGATAGACGTACAAGCTTCAAAATCTGTCCAAGCCTCTATTACATCGTTTACACGTTTTATATACCATTGCATTTTTTGATCATTAGTCGAATTTAAAACGTCGCATTTAGCATTTACAAAATATATTCCAGTTATGGGTGCAAAATAGATTCCTTTATCCGGACCAAATGTTCTAAAACCTTTAGTGGATACTTCTATACCCGGATATGAATCGAATTCAATTGTATTAGTAGTATTACTCAACATAGGAGTATTACTATCCCATATTCCACCCGTCCCATGAACAAAAAATGTAAATGCCTTTTGTAAAATATATTCATTTACATTTACATTTCCGTCAACTTGTAAATCTTTTTTTATTTTGACATCTCCTCCAATAACGAGTTTTTCTGATGGTGCACCGTAATTTAAAAAATCTATATACGTTGGATGGTTACATCTATTTTCGCTATTATCCACTGGATCTATCCAAGTAGGATCGCTTATATCTGGATCATACGTTTCAAAGCCGACCATTCCTATATAAGCGGTTTGTATACTATCACCAGATGTACTACCCAAAACCATCTTCGAATCACCCGCCCACGTTTGAACACCGACTGTAATAGCGTATGAATATACAGTTGTCGCACCCGAAAATTCACCGCCTATAGACGATAAACTAACACCTATAGCGACACGCTTACCATCACCCGAAATCGAAATATCAGAACCAAAAGATTCACCCGCTACTGTACCGACGAGTTCGTATCCCATTAAATCCCATGTTACACCATTCCAATCGTAGCCTCGCGCGTGTCCTATACCAAATTGGTTATTCGAACTGCCATCATATTCTTTCGTACTCACTACTATTCTATTTCCAGAATCTGCTATTGAGACTCTTTCACCAAATCTATCACCCGTTCTACCAGAACCATAAATGTCAGCCCCCCGTTTATCCCAAGTGTTTGAAGAAGAATTCCAATAATACACGGAAGCAGAGCCGGCAGAAGAAGCATTCGTATTTATATCCATCACCTTAGGTTGTCCAAATACTATAGTTTGACCATCAGCTGTGATATCTACACTAAATCCTATATCACTGTTATTTACATCAGTTATAGTGTTTCCTTGTTGCACCCAATCTGTACCCGACCATTTCCAGATTCCTATACTAGTATTTAAAGTCCCTATGATTATATAACTCCCATCACTAGACAATGCTACATTCGTACCAGCGCCTTGTGAAAATGACGCACCTTTTTTTACCCATAAAGCAGAAACTCCGTATAACCCATTCCATGTAAATACATCAGTTTTGGTACTTCTACCTATAGCTATAGTCGTACCATCTCGTGACATGGATATCGATTCACCTACATATTCATTAATATCAACACCTTCAAATGTTTGTCCTAATTGCACCCAATTTCCGTCGGAAGTTCCAGTTTCATTTATATCCCAGATATACACTTTTACGTATCCTTTATTAGAATCCCAATTTCTCGCAGAAACTGTTATTCTGGGATATTGACGCGGAGATGATTCTATTGGCAATAAATCTGATATGGATACATCGTATCCAAATGATTCATTTTTTAGTGTACCTTCTAATTTTGTACCCACTTGATTCCATTTACCACCCTGAAACTGGAAAATTCTAACCTGTCCAGATTGATATAATATAGGAGTTGAAGCTTTCCAAGCGCCTGAAATTAACCAATCACCCGTACTATTTATGTCTACAGCGTTTCCCTCTTTATCTCCACGTAATAAACCCGGTATACTTTCACCTACTATAGCATAAGACCCTGTGCCGCTCACGGTAGGACTTACACCGTTGCCGACGTGTGTCAAGTTTAACCGTGTCCCGTTTATCATAATTATTTGTTCATTGGATTCAAAAGTAGAATTTATAGTAGCGTGAATATGGTACCATTGATTAGGATTGAAACCTCCACTACCCACGTTTATATGCGATTCTAAATCACCCGCAAGTAAATATGTTCCGTAATTTAACAATAATGCGTATGTAGGAGCACCGGATGCGACGGGAGATGATGTTATCTGAATTTTAATCATAGAACCATTTGTTAATGTTCCATCAGTTCGTATACGTTCTACCATAGTTACTATCGATCCCCCTCCCAATGATGTCGTGATATCTTGTGTTTGTGTTAGTTTTAACCAAAATGAACATTTCCATGTTAATAGTTGATTCGCGGAAATTGTATCATTGTACGACATTGTGTTAAATCCAGATGTATATACACGGGAATGCGCATTAGCCAATTGTATCGCACATTCATCTGAATCAAATATAACATCTCCTTCAATTATACCCATAGTATCATATCTACCCCAACCCGGTCCAGGTGTCGTGTTTTGTGTATTAACATTAGAATATATAAAATCGCCGTTTGTTAAATTTGATACGAGTGTATTTTTTTTGATAATTTCTCTGTTTCTAGTATCATAAAATACTCTATACGGGAGTTTTTCTATACCTTTTATTTGATTTCCTAGATAATATCCGGCATTTAACCGTCTCCTAACATATGCATCACCTTCAATATCTACTTTTGATCTAATATTTGCAGAAGCGCATTCATGTGGCATAATAAACTCTGGGTTAAACTTAAAATCACCTAATGCATTTTTAGTCATGGCTGGGTGTTGTTGTAGTAACAGGTCATCAGGTATATATTCGTCAATATGAAATTCAGGCGCTTTAATTCTAACCTGATCTAAAGCCCCTTCGTTTGTAATAAGATTAGTAAAACGTTTACTGATTAATAACTCAGAGAATCCCTGTTGATCCGGATCTCGATTTGTAGAATCGTAATATATAGTTCTATTTTGTATCGTCGCACTCGCATAATTATCATCACTCGAATATGTACCACCGAACTGTATTTTTTTGCCGGTGGATACATTTGATGTATCTGTAGAACCGTCATTAGTACCTACATACACTGTATCAGCTGATAAATAACCACCTATAATTGTATTACCTTTTATAGATTGTGTTAATATAAATGAATGTGTATACACTTTACCGGTTACGGTACTTGAATTATATCCTGTACATCCAGTAGCTATAATCTCACCACTACATATTGCAACATCACCTAAACTATCATCAACATCATCAATATTAGGTAAAAATATCTGCGGAGAAACTTCATACCATTTATCTCCACTCCAATCAAAAATGTGAATTGCGCCACGTGATGGATTGATTTCGGGGTTTGAATATATATTTGGTGGATGTTTATAAAGAACTACCATTCGCTCTCCTCGATAATCTAAATTAAACACTTCACCCATTCTACCACCCGCATTAGGGCCAACCAACGCAGAAGAAATTTTATCCCACGTATCACCTTTTTCGTTCCAAAGCCAAGTTTCTATCTTGCCCAAATGCGTAGAAAACCCGGTTCCATCAACACTGTATCTAGGAGAACCCACCACAATTCTATCTCCGTCCGGTGCTATCCTAACACACGTTCCTAACGCTGTATAATCGAATGCAGAAACGTTATTTACATGCTTAGATAACGATGGATACGAATTTTCAATAAACGTATCTTCTGTATCCCCGTGTATATCATAACCTAATTGTATAACTGTCGTAGACCAATCGGCATTATCACATCGCAAAGTTCTCACCCAACCTAATGTTGCTATACTATTCATATAATCATCAAATCCAAATACCTCAAATCTTTTTATACCAGTTTCAGTAAAACTCCCCCTATCTATAAAAGTGTGGGGGAGTTCACTTATAGGAGGATTATTATTTGGCGCCGCCGGTCTAAAAGTATACGGTATTTGTGAACAATTGTCGTTATGGAGATAAGGTACTGTATTTCCTGGTGCACCCGCTATGATGTGCTTGGCATCTGAGGTAATATCTACCGAATAACCGTAATTGTTTTTGGATAAAGCACTCACGGGAAACGAATTACTTGAAGAAATCATATCATAAAATGTATTTGTATCGTATTTTATTCTTTGAACCGTCGAACCTTCCCCGTTTTCGTATACTTTATTCCATGTTCTAGACGAATTAATCTGATATACATAAATCTTATTTATACCCGGTGCTCCTATGACAATATCATTTCCGGTATCTTTAGATATAGATACACTGTATCCAAATTGATTATCCAGTCCCGGATCCGGTGATTCTATGACAGTGGACTTTACAGTGTCGACGCTCCATCTATTTTCACCCGTACCACTCGTAGTTATAATATGAACTTTATTACTACCAGGTTCACCTACTATCACGCGATTACCATTCCAGTTAACTTTTATCGAAGATCCTAATTTACTATCATTCGATGTACCTGTTAAAGTATATAAAGCAGAACTAAATGTATTCGCATTTATTTCCTGCAGGGGATCTATATATTTAAAAATTTCAATCTTTCCGGTATTAGAAGAATATTCGGAAGAGCCAATAAAATAATATTTTGAGTCAAATGAAATATCTATACTAGATCCCATGTTTTGATTTGATGAACCTATAAGATTTGGTCTACTTATGGTTCCTGTATCATATGACATCTAGTATAAATTGGGAATAAAATTTTATTCATGTAGCGCTATTAATCATTTTCAGTGATCATCACCTCATTTGATGAAGGTCGCGTAGATGTTACCACTGTACTTTTTACAATCAATTCTTGAGCTGCTGTAACCTTATTACAGAAAATTTCATCTATAACAGTTAAATTTTTTGAAATGTATATATTTCCGGAAACTAAAACTGTGTTAAGAGCTGAATCATTAACCACGACATTCGATCCAATTTGCAAAGTTTGTGTAGTTAATTCATTTACGTTAGAAATGCCAACAGGACCTTTGGTATAATAAAGTTTAGTTCCATCTGAAGACCAATCTTTAACCAGTTCAGGTTCCCAAGAAGGAAACCCGTCTACCACTTTTAACACGCGATCGGTACTTCCTATACTAAATCTGTTAAGAGTATTATCTCCACTCGCGTATATAAGATCTCCTGCTACAAAACCCGAGTTAATCCCTGAAGAGTTTGAGATTATAGCCATCGATTCTAATTCCGATACACGGGATGAGTTAGAGGTAATATTAATACCCATTTCTGCGTTAGTTTGTTCGATTGAGTTTACTCTAGAAGAATTATCTGTTACGCTTTGTTCTAGAGTGTCAATTCTTACAGCGTTGGATGAAAGGTCTGAACTCAGAGCCGTTCCAGTTAATTTCGTACCATCACCTAGAAATGAGAGAGCTGTAACGTTACCCTGTATTACCGCATTCGAAGATGTTCTAAAAGATGTACTAGGGTTAGCGAATATTATCTCGATATCTGTCGCCGCACCGTTATCCGTTACACCTTGCAAATTGCCTATAACAGCGCCAGGCGCCGAATTGACCGTTACATTTCGCCACCCAAGTGTACCCGGTGCTGTAATTGTTAAAACATCTCCTATAGTTGAACCTATAGTAGTAAGATTATCTGCATCAACGTTTGCGTCAGCGTATATTATGTCACCTTTTGATTCTAATATATCACTAAAATCTGCACCTCCACCACTTCGTGTATTTTTTTGAGTAGCTCTCCCAATTGAACATCGGGTCATTCTTATATATGTACGAGACATTTTCCAACTGAAAAATTATTCGGCTGCGTTTCTTCTGTATCTTGATCTGGAATGTTAAAACCGCCGTGTTTATATACCTTGCGTCGTTTATTGTACATCGCAAAAAATACAGACCACTTATCTACTATATCGTATATACGAGGATTGTTCTTTTTTCCGTCAGTTTCTCTCATAATCCTACCTATAGATTGCACTATATCAGATTTAGGGGTTGCTAATATAACTGTATCGAGACTAGGTATATCTAAACCTTCATGTGCTTGACTAAACGTAGCAAAAATAATTCGTTTTTTACTAGACTCGGTTAATTCATTTTCCTTCATACCACCCATGTACAGACCGGATGTTGTCTTGAACTTTTGATGCAAATATTCACAATGAAATCGCCTATCACTCAATACTAATACTTGTCGCGAAGTTTTTAGTAAACTGCGTAGTGTTGATAAAATGAGTATATTTCGATCAGGTATTTCTGTAATTTCGGTTATCATTGTAGGTAATGACAATTTACCATATCTTGTGCACGGTGGAGGATCTTCGTATCTATCGCAGGTAAAATCAAGTGGATACACATCTACTTGTGCTTGATTTTCGCGTTCAACTGAGAAAAATATAGGACCCATAAACCAATTTAAAACTTTTGTGAGTCCATCCTTTCTATTCGGTGTAGCAGATAAACCGAATATATGTTTAGGACACAATTTAAATAATGATTGCGAAAAAACTTTAGCACAAATATGATGCGCTTCATCTACTATAACAGTGCCTATGCTATCAAAATCATTAAATGAATATTCCTTAAGAGAAAGAGATTGAAGCATAGCAATAACAAAATCACACTCAACCTCCTTTTTATTTTGTTGTACCATACCTATAGAAGCACCCGGACAAAACTGTTGAATACGTTCCTTCCACTGGTTGGCTAAAAATTCCTTATGGACAATAATCATTGTTTTATAGCCCAATTTACAAGCTATGGCCAGGGATACGGTCGTCTTCCCGAACCCGCATGGTAATGACAAGATTCCATGACCAACTTCAATAGCTTTAGATAATGCTTCATTTTGATGTGTTTCATCTCGCAATTTTCCTTTAAATAATATTTTAATTTCTTCTGGTTTAGGTCGTATATCTTCGTTCGGATTTCCAAATTTATGCTCTGCGTAATATCTCGGTACACATATACCCGATTTACATTTCCTGAAAACTTTAAACGAAGGAGGTTGTACACCATAATCCCCGTGTACTACGGGTCTGACCGTTAATTCCTTTTTAATAATAGAATCATCCGATATTACACAACCAGATCTCGTAAGTTTCATACGATAATCGTGTCTAGAAGCTTTATATTACTCAACTTCCATGTATATCCACTATGATTACCTACGTTCCAGACTCCCGTAAAATCTGTAGTCATTTCTACCTTATCGGATTTTTTAAGTGATTGGACGGGGGCACCTTCGTACGAACACATCACGCGGCGGTACCTAAAAGGAACTTTCACAGTGAGGACGTTACCATCTAAAGGGTTATCGATGTTAGGATTTTTTGGAAAAACGCGTGAATGCGCCGAGCGCACACTATATGAGGTACCATCGGGTATGGTCAACCGTATATATTTTTTGTTATTAAACTCAAACATGGGTGTATGAACATGACATACACAATTGATTCTTTTAAGTGATATATTTGGAAGTGGCATACATATTACTACGAAGTTTTCTTTATTTTACTTACATCGAAATAAAACACCTCGAGAAAAAATATAAATTAGAGAGATAAAATTATTCGTATGTATTAAGATGGCACTATGTTTGGGAATAAATGTGCCGAGCACAACTTCCAGGAAAGTGAAAACGTGGAAGTTTGCGAGTAAGTTTTTATGGAAAAATGCCACTGTACAAAATAAATCAGAGCTTGGTAGATGGGTGAAGCAAGAACTTCTCGATCTTGGACCGACATTTGTAAAATTAGGACAAATCGCTTCGACGAGAGCGGACCTGTATCCACCAGAGTTTACAAAAGAACTGGAATCCCTGCAAGATGATGTTCCTCCCGTAGAAATTGACCTAGATGTAAAATATGATATTTTTAAAGAATTTGACCCTGTACCATTTAAATCTGCGAGTATCGGCCAGGTCCATATGGCTGTACTTCAAAACGGTCAAAAAGTTGTTGTAAAAATAAAACGTCCCAGAATTCTGGATATAATGATTGAGGATACGGATACTATACGGGGTATAGTACATTTTTTAGAGCGCGTTGGTATAGACACGGGGAATAGTTCTGGTTCCGTTCTAAATGAGTCAATAGAATATCTCTTGGGAGAAGCGAATTATAATCAGGAGATTAATAATGCTATAAAATTTCGGAAAAGTATGAAAGATGTCGACTGGGTGAAAGTTCCGAAAATGTATAAAAAGTATTCGAACGATGAAATGATCGTCATGGAATATGTACCATCAGTAAAACTAACCGAGATTACGGATAAGAGGGTGAATAAGAAGAAGATATGCGAAGCCCTGATAAATGCTTACGTCATCCAAACGATGGATAACGGTCTATTTCACGCCGACCCACATCCAGGTAACTTGGGGTTTTCGTCGAAGGGGAAGCTTGTATTTTATGATTTCGGATTACTCGTACCATTGTCAGACGAATTAAGAGACGGATTTACAAAACTTTTTGGGTTTATAATCATGCGTGATACCGCTGGCATAGTCGATACACTCGTTAAATTAGGTGTGATTGTCCCGACTTCTTCTGATGTTTCGGACATTGAATTATTCTTCGAGACCATCTTAGGATACTTAGAGACCCTCGACGGTTCTGGGATCGTGAACGATGATCTCGCTGCACAACTCGCGATTGAAAAACCATTCGTCGTGCCGAGTAGTTTCGTGTACCTCGCAAAAGCCTTCTCAACTATAGAGGGTATATGTCTGAAACTAGATCCAGACTTTAACTATTTCACATATTTAGAGCCCCTGATTCAACAGCAGATAATAGAATCAGTGGATGTTGGTGATATATTCATGAAAACGACGGAGATTCCTGGTACGATAGGTAAAATAAGTACGGCTGTGTCAGGGCTTCAAAAATCAAGGGGGTCTATGAAACGTACTATGATCAAAACGAGACAGGAAATTAAGATCGTCCAATACAGCGTGGTGTGCGCTCTATTGGCTGAGAAATTTGGGGACAACCTACCTTTAGCTATGTTTTTTGTTTTGTGTACCTTATGGTTTACTTTTCGTAAAAATCAATAGATTTCTTACCATTCTTCTTGGGCTTATCCGATTTTTTAATGAGCTTGTTATGTTCCTCGAGGTATCCCTTCATACGATTCTGTTCATCACGGAAAATATCAGAGACCTTCTCTTTGATCTTATCCACGTCAGTACCACGTTCCTTTTGTATCTTCTTACTAAGCCTCTTGAATCCCTTATTTTTCTTGTCAGCGGCGAATACGGTCATTGTATTTGTGATGGCGAGCATTTTACTTTGTATCGATATTTAAATTTAAACGTTCTAACTTCGCCTCAAATTCCCTGCGCTCTCCGGGAGATTTGATGATCTCCCCGTGTCTGAGAGCCCTAATTTCCGGACCCGTGAGCTGAATAGCGTCTACCCTGAAATCCTTAAACGCCCTCATGGTGATAGGTACGAGGGGCTCTATGAGATCATAGATAGCTCGTGCGTAATCCTGGATCTCTTTCTGGGCATGGGAATCCATTCGAAGGTGGAGATAATGCATGAGATTATGAAGGTTAATCTTCCAATAGAACTCTGTGTAAGTCGATTGAGGGAGATTTCCTCTGGCCTGCTCCCGGCAGCATCCATCTTCCAGAAGTTTCTCATAAATATCGAACGAATTTTCCAGATGCGAATGCATATCATTTTGATCAATGTTCACTACACCTTCTGATCCCTGATGGTTTATCTCAGACTGACCCCTAAGTTCGGAAGGTTCGTAATACTCTTTGGGGACGATTGAATACCGAGCTGACATTTCATTTACACTCGCGGTACGATGGCGAAGATGTTGACGTGCGATATAAATGGGCATCTTAATGTGAAACTTAAACTCTACCATCTCGAAAGGTGTCGTGTGCCAGTGCCGCATCAGGTATCTAATGAGTCCAGTATCTCCACGAGAAGTCTTCGTTCCATCCCCGTAAGAGACTCGAGCTGCCTGAACAATTGAGTTGTCGAGGTTTTCTCTAGGCATGGAGTCAACCAATCGAACAAAACCGTGATCCAACACTTTATGTTCCATTTTACTTTTTAACGGTCTATTTCTTTAATCAAGTCGTCTATAGATTTATAATACCGTTTAAGATCTTTCATGAATCTTTTATTACTTTCCAATTCTTCGCATATAGGTTTATTCTTATATATCCACGCCAAGTTTGATTTTGAATATCTTGTTCGTTTTTGGTTTTCGTTTGGTTTTCTCGGTGTGAGTTTTTTATCTAAAGCCTTCTTTGATTTAGGCAAGGGTTCTATGCGTTTTGTATAGCTTATAGCTTGCATGACTGTATCAGCCAAATCATCTTTTTTAAGAGATGCATCAAACGTAGGTAACCAGTGTCTATTTGATTCACTCGTCTCTAAAAATTTTCGACACCTTTCAATAGAAACCTTTTTCCTCTTCTGATATTGCGCCTTACCCGCACCACATACATCGGGTATCTTAAACCGTGCATCATAAACTATAGTATCTGCACTCGGACATTTAATTACAAAATACGCGTGTAAAAAGTGTTCAACCATTTTCATTCGTCTATTACGATCTGGTTGTTTTTCTATTAAAATTGTATCAGCTGTAAGAACCCACGTTCTTTCGTCTAGATGTTTGCGCAAAGATACGTATATACCATCTTTATGCTCAGGTGGTATCCCTGATACGTCCCACTGAATTACCGTGTTAGACGTATCATCGAATTGACACATCGCTAAATTTCTTATTCCAACGTCTATACTCAGTAACATATAATTATATAAAGAGTATATCACTTTAAGCTATTCTTTATCACACAATTCTACTTACACCTCTTTTTAAGAATTGTTTACCTATAATAAATATAATTATGAATACGATAATACCCATGACCATGTTTCGCATAAAATCACTGATACCCAAATCAGGTAGTGGCGGTACAAGATCTTTACCAAGATCCTGTATGAGATTACTCGCCTCATCTACAACCTCTTGTCCTAAATCGACCGCCTCATCGACAACGTCTCCTAAAGTTTCACCTATACCAGAATCACCCGTTGCTGCATCCACACCTTCTTCAAGTTTACCCAGTAGACCTTTATCATGAGCTTTTTCACATCCCTGTTCACAAAAACCACCGGAGTTCCATTCATTAAATCGCCCACCGCATATATTACTCGATACCTGAGGTATTCTGTTTTCTAGACTAGTTTCCGATAATTCTGCAAAACAAATAGGTTGTTCGACCGTAGATTGTACATCTTTATAGTCTATCTCAAAAAGTGCCGAACCATCGTCGTGGCCTGTTGTAGTGTCAGAAGCTAGATTGCTTAAATATTCATCCCAGTTTAAAGGTATACATTCATTTTTACATTTTTTCATTTTCTTTTTTACCTCCTGATTTCCCAACGCGTAAGCCGTACCAACTCCAACGACAAGCCCGGCCTTCGCAAACTTCTTGCCGAGATTTTTGGCTCCGATTTTATACACAGCCCTTTTAGCTGCGTTTCTAGCCGCGTTTTGGGCGGCCTCTTTCGCAGTCTTTGTCATACCTTCTTTCACGGCCTCTTTCGCAGCCTTTTCACCAGCTTCTCTCGCAGCAGTTCGCAAACCTTTTGCGGCAATCTCACTGGCCGCATTTTTGGCAGCTTTCTGAGCAGCTGCCTGGGCAGCTTCTCTCACTGCCTTCTTCGCCGCTGCCTCTGCCACCGCTGCAACGGGCGCCATTTATATACTATGACATTTTTAATTCTTAATATTCTTATTACATGTCCAACCATCATCCCTATATCCTGGTGGACATTTAGCCCAACAGTTCACCAGGTCACCTGGATGACGTTTCATGTCTGGATCTGAGCAATATAAACGTTTTGAAAGTGGTATTACACGTCTACCACCGTGCGCGAGACCGAGCCCTGCATTTTTTTCCACGTTAGTCATTTCAGCTAATTCTGCCGACTCCTCTGCATCTGCGTAATCTTGAGGATTCGACTCGTAAGCTCTAGTGCCGAGTGGTGAGCATGTCAACTGTAAATCTTTGTAACCGAGACTAAAATCTTTACGGAAGGTATCCAATTCTTGATTATATTTTGTATTTAACTCGTCGAATGTATTACGTGCATCCGTAAGTACTTCACTTCTATTTTCAAGTTCTTTTGTTCGCTCTAACGATCCCATCGCTTGATACTCCGCTAATACACCTTCTGAACGTCTGGGTATAAGACCTGTTAGGTCGGGGTTTTCTGGATGTGGTTGATCGCTCCATCCCATCGTATCTACATCGATATAATTACCTATATCCCACACACCTTTCCAGTCATCGTATTGTTTTTGTCTAAGAGTTGCGATATCTTGTGATACATTTTTAGCTGCTTTGACCATTTTAAGTGTATTTTTATTGTCAGGGTTTAAGTTGCTACGCGGACATGTATCCCAACATCTTCCGAGTTGATATTTCCTCATTTTAGGACAACCGAGTGCTTCGTTTATTTTTTGTGTATTATCATCAGTAAACCCGTTTTCATTTAGATCGCTCACAAGGCCACCTTCCCCTATATTTTCAAGATTTGTGAGCGTTTTAGTAACATTTTTTTGCTCCACGTATTCACATTTTTTAGGTTGATACGATGAAATTCCGCATTCTCGTCTACGGTCAACTTCCCATACTCTTATACCAGCTCCACCTTCCGGGAAACAAAATGGTCCTCCTCCAGCGTCATCAAATTTTACACCCAAACCACCGTCTTCTCGCTTTTCTGGTGGACATTTATCCCAACATACTCCTCCTACATTTTTTCTTAAACACCCCAATTTTTCTTGAACTATCCATACATTTTGTGGTGTAATTCCATTTTCTCTTATATGTTGTATTAACGAAACACCTAACTGCCAACTCGTTCCATCGTATTCATTCGGCATCCAATCTTCGTTTATATCTTTAGCTTTCAAAGCTTTGATAACTTCATCTATGTTATTATCATCTACGTATTGACATTGTGTAGGTGGATTCGTAAGCGTTCCACACAATTGACGCGATCCATCGAGCCACGTCTTTTTGATACCAGCACCTATTTTAGGTACACAAAACGCGTTATGGTCAGCATCACCGGGTCTACACGTATCCCAGCATACACCTGCCACATTCGTTCGTAAATCGGGGCAGTCTAATAAATATTCAACTTCCTTCTTAAATTCTTCGGTTCCCGCACTGGTCACCAATTTTTTTACACCTTCTATAACACTTATATCTGCTGCGCCAGAGAGACGAACTCGTCGACGATGGCCAGTCATACGTAACGGTGCATTTTCATCCTCCAACATCTTTACAAGTTCTTCAACCGCTATTTTTTTATCTTTATCACTGGAATTAGTAGAAAAAGCTGTATCTATAATTTTACATTTATCCGATTGGTAACGCGACGGCCCACATTTATAACGATCGAATACAGTTTTTTTGATCTCGGCGATACCGTTTTTGCGAAGACACCACGGCCCTACACCTGTGTATTTTGTAACTTCTTCACCCGTTTCCTCACTTTTAGGTTGACTACACCTTTTATAACAAAGACCAGAATCATTCGTTCTATCAGGTGGACATGTTGTCGTAAAATCACCTGAATCACGTGTAAACGAATCTATAACCTCTTGGTCTCGTTTGGGGTACGACATGGGTGACCACTTACCTGTAGCAAAATTTTCAAAACCCTTCAATATTTGTGTACCAGCATTACCTCCACCATCAGCGGGCACACAACCTGCCCCCTTTCCTCCGAGATCGCGTTTTTTACCCGGCGGACATCTGCCACAATTTATCAAGGATAAATTATACCGATTAGGAATTTCGTTACCATTTTCGTCTTTACGGCAATCTTCGTAACAAATTAAACCTCTTTTTAAAGGTTTTTTCGGTGGACAATTCTTAGCATAACACACCGGCCCTATACCTTGATATTCCCGACCGTCTTTTGCGCGGTTTTTATATCCAGCGTCGTCGCATTTAGTATAACAAAACAATCCATCTTTTTCTTTACCTTCGGGACAACCGGGTAATTTTCCCACGCCACGCCATTTAGGTGGGTATTTCCAACAACTCGTACCATCATCTTCTAGTTTTATACCATCTTCCTGATGCGTCCACTCGTACATTTGTTTACCGTTATCATATTTCTTTAGTTTACCTGTCTTATTATCCCGCATTTCCGGTCCTTTGCAACTATATTTTTCCGCGGGGGCGGCTCTCTTAAAATATATATGCTTCCAACAACTGGTACCATCTTCCGTTAATTTTCCGTATGCATTTTTCCACCCTTTATCAATTATTACATTACCATTTCCATCACGAATTGTTCCATCGCATTTTAATTTATCAGCCATTCTCGTTTTTTTAACTATCATATCTCGCCAACACGACGATCCATCGTCTCTCAATTTGTCTCCATATTTATCACTCCAATCATCACACGGTTTCAGTTTCTTTTGACTAGACTTTTTTACTCCAGTATTCAACCAACAATCTGTACCTGTATCGGTGTATCTAGAGTTATACCATTTACAACTTCGTTTCTTTAAAGGTTTACTTTTTTTGTGTACGGTGTTGCTGATTTCTCTAACTGCCACGTTACCAATCGCCCAAGCAGCTAAAAGAGCAGGATTAGAGGTAAAAACTACAGCCCCGGCAATTTTTAAAGGGTCGCCGGAAGTATAATAATCGTATACATAATCCTTATACGTTCTAACCACACCCCTACTTACCGTTTTACCGAAAATCATTTCTGCGAAATCCATACCTTCATACGACTGACAGTCGTTCCCCTTGAATTCCATCCCATACCTATCACAATACTTTTCCGTAAATGTGCATCTAAGTGTATTATAATCAAACCTGACACCGAGACCATAGGGATCAACTCCACCAGAACTCTCCGATGTTTGTCGCGGCTTCTCGCAATATGCGAGAAGAGGTGCATACGCACCGGATAATACAGTTTTCTTAAGATTTCCATTTTTGTCTTTTATTTTCATTTCTATCATATTAGGGTTATTTTCATCACCAGCTGGTTCACCATATGCAGCGGCCGGAACATAAAACGTGTCGGTGAATACTGCCATGTGTTTGTCTTCCATTGTCTCCCGTAAAGTTCTATCTGGTGGATTAAACATGTCATTATCGGCTATCCATTTTTCCTTATTTAAATTATTTATTGTAAGTGCCGCGTCTTCGGTTATTGTTATACCAACACGATTAGGTAAACTCATATGAGGTACGAGTTCAATTTGATCGGCCCTGCTGTCGTCGGCTAATGTTAGTGATCGTTTTAAATGGTTAAAAATATACGTATCACGTTCTTCGTGATATATATCGGGTATAGTCATTTGCCAATCAAGTAAAGCTTCAGGCATCTCTGGTTCAGGTGGTATCTCGTTTGTGCTAAGTTGTCGCGCTATTTCCGCATCGGTGGCGGCGGTCCATGGAAACTCGTCTCCAGTCGATATATTCGGAAAGTGACGATTTTTTATATATTCCAACATGAACATCATTTCACCAGGTTCTATACCATTCCATGTATCAGTTTCTGACATATTATAAATCATAGGAGGCATATAGAGATACTCACCATATGTATCCGATTCAGTATCCGAATCCAAACTCCAAAGACCGGGTGGTCTCACAATATACAAGTTCCATTTCAAATACGGATTACCCAACGTGGGTGTGTTTATCAGGTCTTTAGTAGCGTCATCGGGAATTCCATCAACCTCGATGACTTCGTGTACTTCCAACGATAGAATTGGCTTGCCGGCGTCGTCGAGACCGTTTTGTTTTATTTCAACGCGACGCTTACCGTCGGTCGGTGAAGCATCGGGGCTAGCCATTCGAGAAGGATATTTTGATTCATCATCACCGAACGCGTTAAAACCACGATCTTCATAATACTTTTTAGCTTGCTTTTCTTCTATTTCTGTTACTTTACGTAAGTAATCTCCAAATGATTTTGTATACGCCTCATTTTGCGCCAAAAGAGCACTCGGAGGTCGAGCTTCCGAGTCGCCGTCCGTATTATCCAATTCGACTTCACCCGATAACGCTGGCTGTATATATTTTTCACTCATTTCGGTAAACATGTGTATATGCGCCGCTTCATAATGATCTTTCACAAATCCATTCTCACCTTGCATTGGATACAAATATGGGTAAGCGGTTTGTTGACTCACGGCCGCTCTATAACCAGCTAAATCAATTTTATTTCTGATACGACTCAAGTGGTCTTGAAATATACCCGAACCATAACCATCTACATCTACAAAATCGAGTGCAAATATTATTACCTCAAAAGCTATCATAAGAGCAAAAGCTGCCCAACCTGCGGGACCACCCGAAGCACACACGGCTCCTCTAGTAGCCGCTTTCGCTGCTAATTTAGCTCCTAACTTAGCTCCAATCTTAGCACCAGATTTACCCGCAGATAAACCTAATCGTTTACCCGCTCTCGCGAGTACCCTATTAGATGCCATCACTTGACGAGTACTCATTGCATATCGACCAACAACCGCTGCACGCGTTCGTCCAGCAGCCGCTACATTAACTTTAGGCGCTACAACCTTTATACTAGGTCTAGTTACCTTAACGGGTACTTTGGGATTCACGGCACCCGACGTAACAGGTTTTACCACTTTATTAGCCACACCCGGTTTCACGGGGCCCGACGTAGTTGGTTTTACCCCTTTATTAGCCACACCCGGTTTCACGGGGCCCGACGTAGTTGGTTTTACCCCTTTATTAGCCACACCTGGTTTCACGGGGCCCGACGTAGTTGGTTTTACCCCTTTATTAGCCACACCTGGTTTCACGGGGCCCGACGTAGTTGGTTTTACCCCTTTATTAGCCACACCCGGTTTCACGGGACCCGACGTAACAGGTTTTACCCCTTTATTAGCCACACCTGGTTTCACAGGGCCCGACGTAGTTGGTTTTAGGCGCGTTGAAGTTTCCCAATAGACCGGTTTCATGGGAACCGTCTTAACAGGTTTTACTACTTTATTAGCCACACCTGGTTTCACGGGACCCGTCGTACCAGGTTTTACTCCTTTAGTAGTCACTGCAGGTTTCACGGGACCCGATGTAACCGGCTTTACTTTATTCACGGGAAGTTTAGCTGAAGTCGCAGATGATTTAATTATATGTTTAAGTCCACCTTGCATCATCTCAAAGAGTATCAATTGTGAAGTGAGTGCAATCGCTTCGATTGTTTTATCAGTTTTTTTACATCCTAAATCATACTGTCCCAAAGTCGAAGTCGTATCATCTGATAAAACCTGCCACCATTCCTTCTTATCACAGCCATTGTTTTCAAAAACACAACAATTTTCACGACCCTCGGTCAAAACATTTTGTATCATACCGGGTGGACAACCTTCTACCCCATTCATATTAGCAGGGAATTCACAAGTTTTATCAACTATCAAGGAGTTATCATCCGGTGGTTTATCAGGGTCATCAGATCCCTGTGAAGATGTGGGGCCCGTTGGAGAAGTGGGGTTAGTAGAGCCCGTTGGGGAAGTGGGGTTAGTAGAGCCCGTTGGGGAAGTGGGGTTAGTAGATCCATCATTTATGATTTCTGTCAGCGGACCAAGCCCAAATTCGGGTGGTAAGTCTTCCTCTAATCTTTCAGATTTATCCTTTGGATCTTCAAAATCATCAATACTTCCTGATACAGGGTCATTAACAATTTGTTGCCTGAGAATGTAGATCAAAATAAGTAATGTTACTAACACTACGGCCGATGTAACTTTTTCATCGGCCATTGGTCTTATTATACAAATATAAAAAAATACTACTTAAAGATTAATACCCGACTATATACATGTCGTGGTGTTGGTGGTGTTGTCATGATTTTACTAATGAACCATTATCATTACCATTAAAATATAACGATAGAACTAATAAATTTGTAACATCCGGAAGATTTTGTTCTTGGAGTTGTATTAAAGCATATGCCATAGACGAGTTTGGGTTATCGAGGGGAGGAATAATATGTGGAAATGTCGTCATGATGCGTAAGCAATTATATAATAAAAGAGGAACTATACTCTGTGCTCCTAAGAGACAGACTTTAAAGGAGTTCGGTGGAAATTTAACAATAGAGGAATTCAGAAAAAATATGGTCATAGATGAAGAACCTGTTAACACCATCATAGAAGAACGAGAAACTAATATAATTGTACCCGTAACCGCTAATACGAATAAAATGTACGAAATAAAAGGCGCTGTGGGAGTTAATGAACCACTACGACTTAAACGCGCAAAACCACTTAAAAGAGATCAAAATAATTTAGAATCTGTGTTAGGATTAGTTATTAAACCAAAGAAGAATGACAATTAAGACATACGTCACCAGAGTAAACGAATGAACAACATTTACATTCATTCAAGGGAATAATATTACGTTTTTTCAATTTATTATGACTAAAATGTATAAGATCTTTTATAGTATAAATACCATAGGAAATCATTGTTTCGAGTGACGGAAATTTCATATATCCTATACACAACTACAGGCCTTATTTACCTTTAACATGACAGAAAAACTATCGATCATGGGAGGTACCATAGTCTTTAAAACTATTTCAAGTTCGGAATCCTGATCACCTGCGTCTATTTGTTCTATCACGGAATATATCAAATCGATCACAAGATCTTTCTTTTCAGGTCCAGTAATTGTCTTAATATTTTTAACTTCCATCATCAGTGTAGAAACAATTCCACACAAGTTTTCCTTATTTACACCGGTTTTACCATACTTAGAAACTAAACGTTCAATCTTTTGAATTATAGCGGCACTGTCTTTAGATTTTGTCGCGTAAGAATGTAAAATGGTTTTTATGTCCATTTATATATTCTAAGAATATTTTCTTTAATTATATAAATGGTTGGTACACAAACAAATGATTTATTAGCGGGTTCGGCTATAATACTAGGTACGAGTCAGATGATAATTAATATGTATAACGCAAAAAACTATACTATAGATAAACATACATATACATATTTATATTTAGGTATAGTAGCCAGCTTTTTATGGGTAACATACCAATATAAAAACGGATCTAACTATTCTGCAATGTACTCCACCGTAGCTTTGTTTTCACAAATATACATCTTATATAAGGTATCTTCGAAGGATCGTGAAATCTCAGAAATGAAATAAAGAATTTGTATTTTTTTTTCGAATGAAATTTTACCGACGTTTTTTAAAACGTAAACGATAAGCATACAAACTATATACGTAGCTTCATCTAGTCGCATAGTTTGTATGATTATTTATTTTTTAATTATAGTTACGATTTCCAAATCGTATTCTTGACCGTTTTTGATACTAGACGCTATTCACCCAGTAACGGGGGTTGCGGCTTTCACCGCCTCGGCGACGGCTTTGGCAGCCTTATTAGCAGCCTCCTCCCTACGCCCCTTCCAAATAATATACATCCCACCAAGAACTAGACACCAACAGAGTATCATCGCAACGACAGTGATCCACCAATTCGGTGAAAACTTTTCGCTTGAAGATTTACCACATTTAGCATCGACGACTTCTACGTCGGTTGTCTTAACGAACTCTTCTGATGGCGGCAAATCGGGGTGAAATTCCCCCCCCTCGTATTCCCACCCTTGATCCAAGTAGAGGTTGAGATTCTTCACGAAGCCCTTAACTTCGTTGGTGTCACTCTCGAGGGCGGTAGCGCCGTCGAATACGATGTCGAGTGCCCTCTGTTTTGTCCCGTTCGAAGCGTCGCTCCACCCCGGTATCACCGCCCCGAACTCAAGCACCTCGCGCTGAGTTTCTATTACATTTTTCTCCTTCGTAACAATCTCGAACGTAAAATACGAACCAACAAAAGATAACACTCCTAAAGCCACGAAAAACATAGGCAAAGCACTCGTATATTCACCCGTTAGGGAATCAAAAACCCTTTGTCCAAATAAAGTAGCCGGAACTATTATAGCTATTGTAAGTATGGTAGTGATATAATCTTTCTTCTTTTGTAATTCTGCGTCACCTTTATGACATGACTCAAATTTACCAATACCTATCGACATTATATAAACAAAACATATAGCAAATGTAACGAATATAATCGTCTGTACCGTGTCAGGTTTAGGTGAATACATGGCGTTTATTTAATAGTACACGAGAAATTATTCGGCTAAAAATTCTATAAGATCATCTCGCGTTTTCTTCTGGAACCATCCAAGTTTTTTCAATTTATCGCCGCATATCAAGTACCTTTGGTCATTGAAAGGTCTATCATCTGTATAGGTTATCCATTTATCGTATTCTGTAGTTCCCTTCACATATTTAATCAATAAATGTGTAATTTCTTCTACTGATAATTCGTAATCTGATGCGATGTTATAAATCTCGCCACTTTCACCTCTTTTCCACACGAGGTTAACAGCATCAACCACATCATAAACATGTATAAATCCCCGTTTAACTTTAGCTGCACACGAACCGTGTATCGTACACTTTTTATTTTCGTTCAGTAACCTTTTAAATTTAGGTATAAGCTTTTCTGGATACTGACTCGGACCGTACACGTTATTACATCGTATAACTTTTATATCCATGTTAAACGACTTAATATACGAATACGCGATCATTTCCGCAGCAGCTTTTGAACCGGAATATGGATTAGTCGGATTTAACATACTTTTTTCTGTGTACGGAATATCAGTGGTAGATTCTCCATATACTTCATCTGTACTAAAATGAATAATTTCGACGTTTGGTATATGTTTTCTACACGATTCAAGTAAAACGTGTGTACCGTACGTGTTATCTATGGTAAAACTGGTAGGGTCTTCGAATGAATTATCTACATGACTTTGTGCTGCGAAGTGAAATATGGTTTCAAATTTATATTGTTTTATTACATTTTCGACAAATTC